ATGGAATTGGGAATTTGCCCTAAAGACTGCTATCCTTATTGGTCTTTCAATAGCATTTGTAGTGATTGCTCCAAGATCAAAGTCCATTTATTGATTACCTCCCTTTTGAGGCGAATGCAGAAGCAATAATTAATGGCTCAATGGTTCGCAACTTTCAATTTAAGACCGAAACAGACGGAGAATTGCCTCATATCGGCTTAATTGTAGATGAAGCGCCTTTAGAAACGATAAACCCCAAAGGGGACGGCATTGATTTATATGCCATGATTTCAATTGCATGGAAATCAATTCAAGAATTATCAGCAAAAGTTGCCGATTTGGAAAGTCAAATACAGGCGAATCCTACACCTTAAAAATAGGAGAGGCTAATTATCATCAAAAGGGAGGTAATCAATAAATGGACTTTGATCTTGGAGCAATCACTACAAATGCTATTGAAAGACCAATAAGGATAGCAGTCTTTAGGGCAAATTCCCAATTCCATTTCGCCTCGGTCGGATCGCCCTCATAAGGCCTGCTATCCTTTATTAGTTTTTTTCTTTTTGCGTTTTCTGGAAGGACTGTTCTAAGGCTTTGTTCATAACATCCATGATCTCACCAAAAGAATCAGCCGAATCGAGTAAATCTTCCATATCTTCAAGCTTTAAATCTTCGTTGTGCTCTCGTGCGTCAGCTTGCAGGCCACACCACATAATTTTTTCTAAATCTGCTAAATCGAAATCGTTCTCGTCCATTTCTTCGATCTTTTTGCCTGTAAGCTTTCCTAATTGTTTTAATGCTTTATGTCCAAAACGGACAAAACGAGGTCGATCTAAATTGATAACTACTACTGGATTTTTATCGTTGTTTTCGCTCATGTTTTCGCTCATACTTTCACACCTTCACTTGTTTTAAACGGGAGCCATTAATGTAGGACGCCCTGAGACTTTTAACGTTGCTTCAAAGCTAATTAAATCTTCTAACTGAACTGAGGTACTAAAAGCCGTAACAACGGCCGTAAAGGTCCATTGTGTGCCTGTGGTTGTTTTACGGTCAGGGAATTCAATTGTATAAGAATCCAAAGTGCTTGCCTCAAAATCCTCAAATAACGGACTGTGATCTTCAAAACCGAAATGTCCAGATAAAGAAACTTCGCCTGCATCTTTTAGGCCATTTACGAAAGTACGGTATCCGCCATCTGTTGATAAATTTGTTGATTCCACTGTATCGGCTGAAACTCCTACACCATCAATGGAAGTTAAATTTGCAACGATTACGTCACCTTTTTTGAGTGTTGTACCTATTCCTACTACTGGCATTTAAATACGCCTCCTTAAAATCGAACTCTAATATCAAAAGAACTAATATGAAAATTTGTACTGTTGTCAATATCTTCTGTCGGTTCGGTATGGCTTATACTTTTAATAATTGGCCCATTTTGGCCTATACTTCTTTGGAAAAAAGTCTGCAGGCGATTCGTTACATTTTTTGTTAGGCTTTTCATCTGTTCGTATGTTTCGGCTGAAACGTGAATTTCACAACTTAATTCGGTCATGTTGGTTGGTCCCGAAAGGGCCATGATCGGCTCACCTTCGCTAGAAAAATAAACAACGAAAGGAGGCGATGTATTTTCTGGCGCTTTTTGAGGATAAACTTTTCCAGATAGGCCTGTAATGGTCTGCAGTTCATAAGTTAAAGCTTGTTCGAAATCCATTCATGCACCTACTTTGTTAATTCGTCTATCGAATCTTTTAAACTGTCGATCACTTTTTTAAGAGACGATGCTTCATTTTTTCGGAGAACTTTATCGGCCCAATACATCGTTTTTACTTTCACATGGCCACGCTTGCCTTTATATCCATATTCAACGCTTGAAGGATAATAAGCGTGAGGCAACGCACCACCATATTTGCCTGTTGTTTTCTTTTGGAAAAGATCATTAAAATCAGGATTATAACTTAAACGATAAACACCTTTATTGCGCTTATTCGGAGTTTCCATTTTCTTTTTAATGGATTTTTTCAAATTGCCTGTTTTACCTGTAGGTGCGTTGGCTTTTGCATCTTGTAAATCTTTTGCAATTCCTACTCTGCCTGCCCTAGTTAAATGTTTTTTAGGCATTCTGCCTAATTTATTAAATTGGGCCTGTAATTCTTCTAAGCCCTCGACTTGAACGTTGAGTTGATTCGCACCACGAACCTCAGCCATCTATTAGCCCTCCTGTTGGTAAAGGGTCTTTTTCTTTACAGAAAATAAGCAATTCGTTGTCTCTTTCGTAACCGTTTACAGGCGCAGAGGTTATTTCGAAAATTCTAGCGCCAAATTTAATGCGCATGTTTGACGAAACCCCTTTCGTATATCTCAGAACGATTCTATGACTTATTTCTGATAGTTTTAGATCGCCCTGCAGGGTTAAAAACTCTCGTCCAGATAAAGGGAAGATACCTACCCGAGAGGTAAAAGCATCTTCCCAATTGTTTTCATCATTCGTAGAGGTTTCTCCATATGAATTTTGGCTCGCCTGTTTTAATCTTTGAAAGGTTACAATGTGCCTATATTTGCCTGCATTAATTCGTGCCATTTTATCACCTACAATAGATTTACAGAATGCATATTCAATATGGTCTGTATAACAGGATTTACGTTATTGTTTTCGACTGTATAAACACGATTGTCATATAACTCAGAGGATAAAATAAAGACGGCCATAGATAGATCGTCTTTAGCGTCCAGGTTTTCATTAGAAAGGCCTGTGTAATTCCTTACAAAGCTTTTAGACGCTATCAATATGGCCGAGATCAAATTATCATCTTCGTCATGATAAACATGTAAATATTCTTTAATATTCGCAATCTTGATTTCACTTATTTTCATTCTTTTTCATTCACTTTTTTAGAATTCATTTTCGCCTGTGGGTGGCTCGCTTGTTGTTGATTAGCTTGTTGGTGTAACTGTTGACGAATTTGTTGCGCTTGTTGTGCTTGTTGATTAGCTTGTTGGTTATGAGTATGGCTTGCCGTTGAAACGGCTTCATTCGCTTGTGCGCCTGCTTTGCCGTATTCTTGTTGGAGTTGCGCAAAATCTTGGTGCGTTTGCGCTTGATCTGCTTCAAGTTTTTTTACATATCCTGCACTTTCTAATTCAGCACAAAGATTTTCGTTTTTTACTTCAAAAATCTCATTTTGCGCTTTCGTTCCTACAGAATCATGATAAAAAGACATTTGCGCTTGTACTAATCCCCATATCTTTCCCTCCTTTCGAATTCTTAACTTGCTAATTCTATTTTTGGCCTAAACTGATTTTTTTAGCCTAATTAAGCGCCGACTTGCATAACGGAGATTTTTTGATCTTCAACGATGCGACTATCGAATTCCGTATAACCTACCACGCCCGTTGCGTGACGAGTTGCGAACATTTCATTGAGAATCTGGATTTCTATAGCCTGAGAAACTTTCACATATAACCCCGAAAAATCCCCGTGTGCTACTGCATTTGCAGGCGCATTTTCTGAAATGAATACAGGTTGGCCTAAAAGCGTCCATCCAAAGCCTGTACGAATATCTGGATTTAACATATATGTGCCGTTTTGATCTTTGTATTTACGGAAACTTGCAAACAAAGGTTTAGACATAATCCATGCGCTTGCACCCTGGAAAGCTTCTGGAATAGCTAATTGTTGTGAAATAAGATCATCAGCAACGATTGTCCCACCTGCAGGCGTAACCGTTGTTGAATTACCATCCGTGAAAATGCCTGTTGCGCCTGTAACTCCTGCACCCACAAGTAATTCTTTTTCGATGAAGTTAGACATACTTTGCGCCATCATGTTAACGATGAATTGAACCAAATCAAAATCAGTACGATTCATTAACGAACGTGAAAGCGTTACCAAATAACCTGCAATAAAGTTTTGTAATTTACGAGTAGTGAAATTCCCGTTTTGGGCCGTTAATTCGCTCATATCAGCAATATAGCCTGTTACGATTGAATTAGCATCAAACGCAGGAAAATCAAGGTCCCCGCCTACATTAAAAACAGTCGCACGAGAGTAAATAGGCGAAATTTCTTTTATTCTTGTAATAATACGGTTTGCTATATCCGTGGGAATGATTGCGCCATTACTAGCCACATCCAACGCCCGAATATCACCTTTAATAAATTTAATTAGCTTTTCTTCGCTTAATGCTCTTTGTTCTTCTGCTTCGCCTGTTTTAGCCTGTTCTGTTGCACTTAGCTTTTCGGCTTCTGTTTCTGCCTGTATGGTCTTGTCGATCTTTGTAACTTCTGTTTTGATTGCATCAAAGCGTTCGGCTTCTGTATCTTCCAAAGAACGAGTTTCTTCTTTCGCCTTTGAAATAAGCCCTTCCATTTCTTGAATTAAATTATTACGTTGTTCTAATAGTGTAGGCATGGAACGAATTTCGTATTTAGGTAAAGTTAACATTTATCTTAATTGCCTCCTTTGAGTTGCAATAAAATTGCTTCTTTTTCTAGATGTTCGAAATAATGAGGTTCGGGTATTTTTCTAGATTCTTCCTGTTTCTTAGTTTCCTCTAGTTTT